CGTCCAGAACTTGAAGCTACTGGTTTATTAGCATCTTTAAAATAATAAGTGTAGTAGTTATACCACATGTCATTGATTAAATTGCCGTTATCATCATGGAATACAATGTTAACAGGTTGGTATTGAATCTTAGTTTGTACTAAGCGTTTTCTGTTGTACTGATTAAGTGTAGTTGTATTGATTGAATATTTTGGTAAATCAATTGTTTTAACTGCTAAGCCAAAGTTAGCACCCTGCGATATACCTTTAGAGTATACTGCAGGGTTGATTTCAAAATATACGTGAAATAAAAACTTAAATTTAGGAGCGTACTGGTAAGAGTTAGTCCTAAATGTTTTTGCGGCATGAGTGTAATCTCTTACATAATCGTTGCCGAAGAAACCTGCGGCAGCATCAGTTAAGAGATTCTGAAAAAATCCACTCATTGCAAAACCTTAACTATTAACCTTGACCAGAACCGATACCAGTTACTACTGAACCACCTAAGATACGACCGATGTTTGTACCAACACCTGCTGTCAATGGTGACTGAACTGCATTATCAAATCTGATTGTCATAGCAATTTGTACTACTTCGTTTGTACCGTAGTTCAAGTTATTGTAGTTTGCTTGTTGCAAGAAGCAACCATAGCATTCCCAAGTTTCTAATACTACTGGTGCCGCTGTACCATTGCCACCATCTAAGATTTCAATGTTCGTTTGGAACTTATAGTCTTGACCAGTTGCCGCAGATGCCTGCTCAACAAAGTCTAATTGTTTTTGTAATTGCTGTCCAACTAACTTAGATACTTGACCTTGTGCATCATCTCTAACGTTAACTGTTAATGCTTGCCATTCATGACGTCCAGCAAGATACAATGTTGAGTTGTAAACTGGTATTGTGATTTCACCGAAACTAACTTGAGGACGTGTGATATCTACAACTTGTTTAGTTAATTCAATAGTCTGACCAACACCAAAATTCAGAAAGTTAACTCTGAAACGGTATTGTAATTTGGGCATCAACAAGCCTTGGTTACCACCAGCGTTATCGCTAGCTACGGTCATGTTGAACAATGATTGTGAGGCTGTTGCCATTTTTTAATCTCCTGTATACTTATTTATCTTTAATGTAGATACCCCTTTCGGGGTATCTTTTACACTGTACCTGATATCTCACCTGTGTTTAGAACACGAACTGGGATGTAGATGAATTCAGCAGCCTTAACTGGCTCAATCGCAACATCAATCCATAATTCATTTCTATCTATACGAGCCGGTGTATTGTTACTTTCGTCACAAACAACCAAGTAATCGTATAGACCACGTTTAGCAACTAAGTCAACTAACAATGTTTGTACAACACCTGCAATCTCGTTGCGTGTTAGTTGGTCGTTAGGTTCGAATACGAACGGACGAGCCGCAATAGTCAACTGACGGCGTACATAGTTAACCAAACGTGCAACGTTGATTCTATCTAATGCACTTTGTGAATTGAAACTATTCTTGTTACCATAGTTCAACAAGCCAACACCAGTGAAGAATACCATTGGGTTGATTTGGTTGATGTATAGTACATCACGGATTCCAATACGTGTCTTGATTGGTTGAAACTCACCTGTTGTACGATCCAAGTAACCAATGTTCAATGCATTGTCAATGTTACCACGGCGTGTACCGGCTGGAGCTAACCAAGGATAAGCCACTGTATCATTACGCAAGAATGTACGCAACATCATGTGTGATGCTGGAACAACAACTTCGTTACCTGACAAGTCATTTGCAATTCCACTTGGATAGAATAGACCCAAGTATGTGTTACGAGTTACTAGGCCAGCTTCGCCTGTGCTTACAGCACCTGCATCATTATTAGCCCATGCTTGAATGTCAGTAGCACTATCAGCAAGACCTAATGGGGTATCACCAATAATATAACCTGTCTCACCACGATCCGCATTCAATACAACCATGTTAGGTTGTAGTTCTGGATAGTTAGGAGTAGCCATCAAGTTGAAGTAGTTATCTTCATCACGGATCGCAGTGTTAGTATCGATAGAAGCACGTAATGCTTGTACGACCATAGCACGTTGTGCATTTCTGCCCATGTATGCTACACCATCTGCGTTGTTACCACTTACTGATACCCATGTATAACTGAATGCTGGTAAGTTGTTAACGTTAGTCGGTGTTGATGGATTATATGCACCTGCGTTAGGATAGTTTGCACTTGTAAAATAATTTGTTCTAAATTGTTTAATGTTATATCCCGAACGGCGTGTATTGAATAACATCATACCTTGTGGGTATAATGTTGCGACCGGTGCGTCTAAGTCAACATAATTACTTGTTAGCATTGACTTGATTGTTGGAATAGGATCATCAACTGGGTTGATAGAAGCATTTGAACCCCAACGTGCGTCGGCGAATAATACACCGTTCTGACTTACTTGGTCAGTTGTGTTAATTAGAACCCATTGATTAATCCCACTAACTGCTTGCCAGCGATAGATTACTGGATATACTTCTAAATCACTTGTGTCAATCCATAAGTCACCGTATGATAGAGCAGTGCCGTCACTTTGTAATGTTGGTGCTGTGGCTGCAATAATAGGACCATTTGGATCAGTAGTATTTCCACCAGTTGCTGCCGGGTTTCCGTTGCTGTCATATGCAGTAGTACCATAACCTACCCATGCACCACCTTTTTGAACCATAATATCTACTTGATTAGTGACAGAATAGAACCAGTTTGTGTTATTAGTCGGCATTGATACTGGTGCACCTTCATTACTTGTATAAGTAAATTCTACCCAGTTACTTAATTGTGTATTATAGGTACTAATTGCTGTTCCAGATTGATACGCTATGCCTGATATAGCTGTTGGTCCGGGCGCGCCAGGGCCGCCTATTTCAGTAACTACTAATAATAAGTTATTTGAACTAGTACCATTTAATGATGTACCAGCAATAGTAAGAACATCACCTACTGCATAACCACTGCCTCCAGTGAAAATGCCCGTGCCAGTTAAGGAATATGAACCGTATCTAGCCTGAATGTTGAATGTGGCTCCTGTTCCACTGCCACCTGTACAAGCTTTATTAGCCCAACTATATAGATGTGCCAATCCGTATTTAACACCAGTAGTTGTTCCTATTGTTAAACCCATTTCAGCAATAACACCACTGCTTACGTTCAATGATATATCATTCAACAATATTACACCACCTTCAGTATGTGTTAGTGAAATTGCACCATCAGCGGCAACACTTGCTATTGTATTTGGTATACCGGCTGCTGACCATGCTGTTACAAAATCAACTGCATCTGCGCCAGAAGCTAATGTAACTGTGTACACAGATGATAAAGCAGAACTTCCTGGAATACTTACTTGTACAGTAAGATTTCCACCGGATGTGAATACAGGTGCTGTATTCTCACATGTTACTACTGTAGGTCCGGTTGCAATGCGCTCCCATAGATAATACGGGGCAGTTGACAAGTTTCCAGTAAAATTATATTGACCGTACACTGTACCTGCAGGGATTGCTTGACCACCAGTTGCATCTACTGACGCAATTTGTGCCCAGTCAGAATTAGCCTGAGTTATATTTCTTGCTACCCAACTTGCAGTAGCAGTGTTATATTGAGAAACACTAGGATATAAACCATTACCAGAAGTACCAATTTTAATCCATACAGAACCAGTAGGTCTTGGTGTAGTCTGACTACTAGCCCATAATGGCATTTGAGCAGACGTTCCGTATGTTACAACAGGCTGATTATATGTACCATTAGCAATACCACAATCTGCTAAAGGAGTGTTAGTACCATCAGTAAGCTCAATGTATGGAGTTGCAGATCCTGAAAGTATTTGATTTGATAAAATTTGTAATTTACCACTAACTACTCTAGCAGTTACAGTTGGGGTGTCCAAATCATTAATTGCCGTTGCTATATCAGCAACTGTTGTACCACTCACCGTCACCGTTGCTGAATATAGACCACTTACATCTATTGTGAAAGTACTTGATGTAATTATTACTGGGTTAGAAGTAGAACCTTGAACAGTAGGGATATCACTTCTCCATGAGCCGCCGCCTAATGTAACCCAAGAATTATTTGTTGTTTTATAAAAGAATGTTTTACCAGCTGGATCAGCGGGTGACGTAGTTGATTGTAATGCGTTGATTGCGTAATTACCAATACTACCTATACTATCTAGTGGTACACCACCTGATAATGATGCAGTATCAGTTATAACAATAGGAGTTTGTAATGTGAATGCACCAGTAGTCTGATTGAATGCATATATACCCCATGTTGAAGTTGTGCTATCTAACCAATAAGTGCCATTTGCAGGATCGCCTGTTGGACGACTTGTTTGTCCAACTAAGCTAGCTAAATCAATATCACAACGTAAAACGTAGCAACGATTAGTTACACCTAGCAATGAATATGCCGCTAATAAACCATATTCGTTTAATTCATAACCTTGAATTGGTGTACCATTTGTTGTTGTATAGAAGAAAGGTGTACCATATAAGCTTACTAAATCACGTTGACTTGTTACTTGATATAATTTGTTTGCGTTAGCAGCCGTAGTTGCTGGAGCAACCCCTGTACCAGTAGCATTTGCTTTATTCTGAGCAGTTGCTAATAGAACTAGAGGGACTGAATTTGTTGGGGCTGGAAGATACTGACTTTGGTCTGTGATCGTTACTTCTACGCCTGGAGATGTTAATGCCATTTTGTTTTTTCCTTTATGTAAAATTATGAGGTTTACTACCTAAAATGCATACTATTATTTAGTAGAAAAATCAAAAAAGACGGTATTACCGTGCCTTCGAAGGTTCTCGCTAAATAATAGATGCTAAGACCTATATGTAAGACATGCGGAAAGAATCACTGTGCAGTGAATTACATCCGTGAAGGTGTTACACACTATCGTAGTGGGTGTGACGAATGCGGCCGTAAAAAGAAAAAACTAAAGGCTAGAACGCCTAGATGGAAAGCCGCAGGATATAAGAAAAAAGCCACATGTGATTTATGTGGCTTTCGTAGCGTGTTCTCCACACAGCTTACAGTCTTTCACATTGACGGTGACTTAGATAACTGTAAACTAACTAACTTACGTACTATATGTCTTAACTGTGTTGAAGTGGTTAAGAAGAAAGACGTTACTTGGAAGCGTGGCGATTTAGAAGTTGACTATTGAGTTGACTTGTCTGTGCAAATCATCAATCGTACCGTTGTTGTCAATATAGTAGTCGTAATCCAACCCTACACTAGAATATTCACTAGCATGTACTCTATTTCTGACTAGTTTGGCTTTACTCAAAGACCAATACATATTACCGTGTTCACCCTTATTGTAACTTACTGCGGCATCATACCATTCTGGTGGTTGACCTCTAGTAACTCGCATAGTAATTCCACCTATTTCTTTAATAGATTTAATCTCGTTAGCGAATCTACAATCAGTAATTACAATGTTCTCATCAGATTGGCGTAGTTTGTTTTCGACACTTGCTACCCAAATGTCATTGTGAAATCCATTACGACATACTTCAGTTCCCCAGTATTGTAATACCCATCTAGGTGTAATTTCCATACCTAAACGATTACTCCACCACTCATCTTTTTGTTCACGCCATAATCTACTAGCTTTAGTAGAACCCTCTAGATATTCTCTGTTCCAGCCAAATACACTAGATACTGCATCTTTTAATGAGGATGCAAAACTCATTCTTTTAAATCCGTGAAATGTGCAAAGATAGTCAGCAATAGTGTCTTTGCCAGATCCGATCAATCCTGTAACGCCGATAATCATAAAAAAACTCCCGTAGTACTTAGTATACTACAGGAGTCTTATTAAGTAAAGAGTTATTTTACCCTTGTATCCAAGTCAACGGTTGACTGTAATCTACATAGCGTTTCAACTCATCAATGAGTGCTTCTTGCAGTGCTTTAGATTCTGCTTTCATAGCGGTTCCATTCAACGTTGTTCCACCACCTGGTCCAGCAATTGTTCCAAACTTCTCACGTGCCTCACCAATAATTCCCTTTAATACGGCGTATATAAAATCACCGATCCAAACACCTGCGCCTGGGTCTTGTAACAATACTTCTTCAGTACGTTGTACATCAGCCCAGACTAAGACACGTTCACCTGATGCCTTAGGATCACGTACAATACGTAATACTTTGGTAACAGGGTCGAAAGTGTAGACTACATAGCCACCGAACATACGGGCGGCTAATTCAACATAACCTGCATAGAAATCGTATGTTGCCATACCGCCTGCATTGTTATAGTTTAATAGGTAAGTGTTTAGAATAGCACTACTGAATGGGTCGAAACTGCTAGAACCCGGTCCTGTTTCTAGACCAACTGTACGTCTGTACAAACATCTAACATT